CTGCAGCTGCTGGTCGTTCTCCTTTTGAATTTAATGCAAGATTATTTGATCCATTCACTTCATCTTCAACACATGTTGTTGCCAAAGATAAGTCGATGAATGTTTCTTATGATTATTATCTTGGTAGAATTGATAAACTTTATTTGACTAAAGAGGGAATATTCACTCTTTCTAAGGGTATTCCAGCTATTGAACCTAAGATACCTAATGCCATCGATAATGCATTAGAGGTTGCAACAATAACTTTACCACCATATCTTTACGATGCATCTCAAGCAAGATTACGTCTTGCAAGGTATAAGAGATATCGAATGAAGGATATTGGTGTTATTGAAGATAGACTTAAGAACGTTGAATACTATACTGCATTGTCACTTCTTGAAAGTGAGACTGCAAATATGGCTTTGCGTGATCCACAAACTAATCTTGACAGATTCAAGGCTGGATTCTTTGTTGATAACTTCAAATCATCTGTTGCTGGTGATGTAACTAACACCCAGTACAGAGCAAGTATTGATGCGGTTGCTGGTAGATTGAGACCACAACATTATACAACATCACTTGACATGTTGTTGGGTTCTGAAGCTATTGTTGGTGCGGCAACTTCCGCAAGTCCTGCTGCTGACTATAGATTCGTAACAGACCTTGGAGATGCAAACGTTAAGAGAATTGGTGACGTTGTATGTCTAGATTACAGTGATACTGTTTATCTTGAGAATAAGTTTGCAACAAGGATTGAGAATGTAAACCCATTTGCTGTTGTTAACTGGATTGGTCAAATTGAACTTAATCCATCTACTGATACATGGATTGAAACAAGAAGAAGTTCTGCAACCTATGACATAGAAGGATCCTTCAATGGATTCATGGGTATGACTGGTGCAGATAGTAACACTGGTTTATCTCCAATTGACTGGGGTTCATGGGAGACAACATGGACAGGATCTAGTACATCTACTGGACCTTCTGTGTTTAGTGATACCAGAACGACTATGACTGGAACAACAGTCACAAGAGGTCAATATGGAGAAGGTGGTAAGCATGGTGTTCCAATTACCACAACTACTCACTTTAGAGACGATACTTGGAACTTCAGAGAGCAAACTACAACTACAACAACTAACCAAACTAGACAAGGTATTCAGTTTAGAGTTGGTGAAAGATTCGATACTACAAGTCTTGGAGATAAGGTAGTTTCAACTGAAGTTGTTGCTACAATGAGATCAAGGAACATTGAGTTTGTTTGTAGGAGACTTAAGCCTAATACAAGACTCTATCCATTCTTTGATAATATTGACATGCAGAAGTATGTCGTACCAAAACTCATTGAAATTGAGATGGTTAGTGGTACATTTGGACCTGGCGAAGTTGTTGAAGGAAGTCGTCCAAATACCAATAATGATGCAATTAGATTCAGATTAGCAAATCAGAATCACAAGTATGGTCCTTATAACAATCCAACACAGACATATAAGGAAAATCCATATAGTCCATCATCATCAATATCTTCCGCATATTCATCTACTGCGACATTGCTTAATGTAGATACCGCATCATTGGAATTGCAGGCTGCATCTGGTTTCTATGGTTACATTACCACTGGTATGAAACTAATAGGACAGTCTAGTGGTGCAATTGCAACTGTTAAAGATATTAGATTAGTTACTGATAGAGCAGGATCTCTAATTGGATCACTATATTTACCTGATCCTACTGTTCCTTCTGCACCATCATTTAACACTGGTACTAAGACATTCACATTAACCAGTAGTGCTGCTAATTCCACAATTTCTGGATTTACTGATAGTTCAGCTGAAACAAACTTCACTTCTTCTGGAACACTTCAAAATATTGAAGCTAGTACTTTGAGAATGAGAAATGCTGATGTACAACGCATACCTCAGTCACAAGATAGAACCTTAACAGATACAGACAGCAGATTAGTTGTTGATACAAGTTTCAATAACAGATCAACAAGTCAGACAAGATGGGTTGACCCTCTTGCACAATCTTTTGAAGTGCCAGATATTAATGGTGTTTATCTAACAAAATGCGATATTTACTTCAGGGCAAAAGATACAAATTCTCTTCCAGTAACTCTTCAAGTAAGAACACTACAAACTGGTTTACCTACTCAGGACATTCTACCATTTGGTGAAGTAGTTCTTGATCCATCAGAGGTTGTATTATCTGAAGATGGTTCTAAGGCAACAACATTTACATTCCCATCCCCAGTATATCTTGAGGGTGGAGGAGAATATTGTTTAGTTCTTCTATCTGCATCTAATGAATACTATGTCTTTATCTCTAGAATGGGTGAAGAAGACATTACCACAGTTAATGCTGCTGATTCTGAGAAGATAATTGTCTCATCTCAGCCTTTACTTGGTTCATTGTTCAAGTCACAGAATGGTGCAACATGGGATCCAAGTCAATTAGAAGACCTTAAGTTTAATCTTTACAGAGCTGAATTTACAAATGAAGTTGGTAGAGTTAATTTCTACAATCCAGATTTAGAAGTTGGAAACAGACAAATTGTTTCACTTGCTTTGAACCCAGTTGATATGCTGGAACATAATAAGGTTGTTGGATTGGCTAATAGTCTAACTACCGCACAGATCTCTGGACTTGCTGAAGGTACTACAATTTACCAACAAAATAATCCAAACTTTAGTGCAAATTTAAGTAAGGTTCTTGGTGCAATTGGAATTGGAAGTGCTTTAACACTAACCAATGTTGGAACTGGATTTACTAATTCCTCCATTGTTTATAATAATGTTCCTTTAATTTCACAAACAGGTAGTGGTTCTGGTGCAGAAATAAAACTCCATGTTAATAATAGAGTTGCTGTTGCTGCAACAGTTTCTATTGGTGGTACTGGATACTCAGCTGGTGATGTACTAACTGTAGATTATTCCAAGACTGATAACTTTGGTAAAGATTTACGTTTAACAATTCCAAATAATGTAGGTGTTATTAGTGCATTTAACACAATATTAATTAACAGAATACAAGGTCTTCCTAAGATCGATGCTTCTTCTGCAATTGTATATGTTGGTTCTGGTGGAACCACAGTAGTTAATGGAGGTGCTATCAAGTATCTGAACACTGTATCTGATGGATTACATTTTAGAGTAAGACATCAAAACCACGGTATGTACTCCAGTCAAGATCAAGTTGAACTCTTTGGTGTTGAACCAGATGTTAAACCAGAAAAAGTGACAGCTTCATTCGATTCTTCGAGTACCGCTGATATTAAGGTTTCTTCTGTTGGTATCTTTACTTCTTTTGAAAATCTAGTAGTTGATAGTTCCAACCCAGGCTATGCTCACATTGGTAATGAAGTTATTCAATACACTGGTGTTAATACTTCTCAAGGAACTATAACTGGTATATCTAGATCATATGATACTACCAAAGCTGGTGATTATAATATTAATGATAAGATCTTTAAGTATGAGTTGAATGGTATATCTTTAAGAAGAATTAATACAACTCATAAGTTCTCTGACACTGATCTTTCTACTTATCCAATTGATGTTGATAGTTATTGGATTAAAGTTGGAGTTTCAAGTCGTGGAGTAGATAGAGCAACTGGAAACTCTAGTGGATTCCCAGAATTATTCTGGAGAGAAACTAAGTCTGGTGGTAGTTATGATCAACAATATGTAATGGTTGGTGTTCCATTTGGACCACAGGCAACACAGAATATTCCATTTAATATTATTAGACCTAATATTGGAACATTGCAACCTGAAGGAACGACACTTGATGCTAAAATAAGAACATTTAGTGGTAATAGTCCAGATGGATCTTTAGATTCTTATGTTGATCAGGGATATGAACCAATATCTCTCAATAGCAATAATACTATGAGTTCTCCAAGAATTATTGCTTCTAAGATTAATGAATTGAACAAGTTGGCTGACTTCCCTGGCAGGAAATCATTTACTATGCAGTTCTTCATGGATACTCAGGATCGTAAAGTTAGTCCAATGATTGACTTGGATAGAGTTAATATTATTACTACAATGGATAGAATTAACTCTAAGGTTTCTGATTATGCAAGTGATTTGAGAGTTAATTCTCTTGATAGTGACCCAAGTGCCGCAGTTTATCTTTCTAAGATTGTTAATCTTGAAAAGGCTGCTGATGGATTAACAGTTATGTTTGACGCATACAGACATGCTACCAACGATATAAGAGTTCTGTACAGGATATTCAGAGTTGATGCTCCTCCACAGTACCAATTATTTGAACTATTCCCAGGCTTCGATAACTTAGATTCTAATGGTCTTGTTATCAATAAGTCCAAGAATAACGGAAAACCAGACAGAAGAGTTCTTGCTTCTGGAACTGAGAATGACTATAAAGAGTATAAATTTACTGCTGGAAGTCTTCCACAGTTCAATGGATTCCAAATTAAGATTATTATGAGTGGAACTAATTATGCGTTTGTTCCTAAGATTCGTGACTTGAGGGCGATTGCTTCTATCTAATGGATAAAATAAAAGTTCAAGATAGTGCTTCGCTTTATAGAGATGTTAACTCTGGTGCAATACTTAATTGCTCAGATAGTGAATATGATAATTATCTGCGAATGAAAAATCAAAAACTAACAGAGAAACAAGAACTTGATAAATTAAAAGATGAAATGAGTGAGATCAAGTCCATGTTGAACGTAGTTTTGAGTAAATTGTCATAAATAACTAAAATCTTCCTATTACTATGACGGCAAGAAATGTCAACCTAGTTCTTGATCAGGGCGTAGATTTTGAAGCAACTTTTACTATAAAAAATAACAACAACACTTCTTTAAATTTGACTGGTTATACTGCCGAGTCTAAGATAAAGAAACACCCTGAGGCTACAAAATTCAATACATTTGCTGTTACATTCCCTGACAGGATTAACGGACAAGTGAAGGTTGCTCTTGCTAGCACAATAACTTCTACTATAGAAGGAGGAAGATATGTATATGATCTCGTTTTGACTTCACCAAACTCTTATAAAACAAGACCCATACAGGGAAATGTTTTAGTTATACCAGGCGTTTCATAATGGCAGATTATCTAGTTACTTTAAATCAACCTGGCGAATATAACGTTGGTGTTGATTATGAAATTCCCTCAAAATCGATTCAATACGGTAATATCGTATTGGATAGTATTACGGGAATGAATGGTATAGGTAAAACATTTGCATTAACTGATCAGGGAGTTGCTTACAATCCAAATAACAATCAACAATTGATTGTATCCAAGAATAATTTACTTTTAAATCCTGCTACGGATTATAATATTTCTGGTGATAAAATTGTATTTACAACTGCTCCTACTCCTACTGATAATGTTTTTATGATCGCTTTGGCCGCTGCTGCGGATCTTACCCGAACTGTAAATTATGTTATCGATAGTGGAAGTACCCCAATGGGTGCTGGAGATAAGGGTAGATTAACAATAGATGTAAGTGGAAAGATCGAAAATATACGAGTATTGTGTGATCAGACTGGAGATATAGTTTTTGACATCTCGAAAACTACTTTCCAAGATTTCCCTAGTTTCACTAGTATCACTCAAAATCAAAGGGTTCAATTGCAATCGACAAATAAACACTTTGATGATGTACTAAATAACTGGGATACCACAATTGTTGCTGGGGATATTCTCAACTTCAACGTGGTAAGCGTGAATAATATTAGAAGGTTATTAATCTCTCTAAAATTAAAATTATAAATAAGTATAGTTCTTAAAGTCTAACCCCTCAGAGGAGTTGTATCGATGGCATTACTAGTCCCTAATATTGGTGAAATTGAGTCACTTAGATATCTGATAGCGCAGAATAATTTCGTTGCAGATCTAGAAGATAACTCACC